ACCCGTGCTTCTTCCAGTCCGCAGGTACGCCAAAGCTCGTGCAACCGTCTTTCTGAGCTGCCCATTGCTCTGCGATGCTGTCAGCACCCGACGCACAACCGTGGATGATCAGATTGATTGATTTTTTTGCGTGAATTGCGTCCAGAACGAAACTAATGAAATTTTTTTCGTTGTTGTCACGACCACCGCAGACGAGGACTCTCACCAGACCTCCCCGTAGCGTTCCTTGTACTGGCGCTCTGTCTCCATCTGCTGCTTGTGTTGAGCGGCACCCCTGCGCATCTGCGCCACCATGCTCATCTGCGACTCCCGATCACAGGCGTTCCAAACCGCTGGCTTGATCTCGTGACCGGCGTCGAAGCCACACTCCAAGCGAAGCTGGCAGTACTCATCGTAGAGGGTAGTCATTTGTACCTCGCCATGTTGAGCTTGATGCGTTCTTCGTGAACCTCGATGCAGGCATTGCGAAGCTGTTGCAGCCTGGCTTTCTGCTCAGGTGTCTTGTCCTTGTCTGGCGTCTGGTGGATGTCGCAGATCGCACGGTTGTAGGCTGCCAGAACCCACTCCGAGACTGTCCACTCATCGACGGTGATGGTGCAGATTGACGACGCCATCATGCGTACCTGTCGTTCTTGAAGTCTTCGTCGGAAATGGCAAAGGTGCAATGCTGCGCCAGCGCATCTGCCGCCTCTTCCAGAAGGTCTGCGAGGCGGTCTGGTTTGCCTTCCTGCACCGACTTGCGCCCAGGAATTTGCCGACGAATCTCAGCCCGCTTGCGCAGCCGATACACGAGGTCTTCGATCTTGTTGGTCATCACGCCTCCAGTCGATACAGTTTGAATGGACGGCTCTTGTCGAGTCCGGCACTGCTTCGCACCCACTTGATCACGTCAGCACGGTCTTGGCTGGTCATCGTCATGGGGAAATTGCAGCCTTCGGTCATGTAGATCGCGACGTAGATGAATCGCTGGTTGGACGTGACCAGTTGCGGCTTGGGCGCGGCCAGCTCTTCGAGGTCGGCTTCCGTGAGGTCGCCCCAGTCGTTTGCCAGCTCATCCATCACTTGCCTTCCAGGGCGATCTGGTGCATCAGCTCCAGCGTCTCGTTCTCGTCAGGCGTCATCGCATCCATGATCGCTTGGGCGTTGTCATGGTGGTCGAGGAACAAGAACTGCGCGGTCATCGCCTTCTCGTACTCACCCTCACTGATTCGCTGCCACATGAGCGCCAGCATGTAGACCGCCGACCACGCTTGGATCAGGTAATTCATCGGCTTGTTGATGTGGTGGGTCTTCTCCGTCATTTCTTCTCCCAGAATGATTCGGCTTTTCCATAAAACGGAAAGGCTGCTTGTTTTTGTCCGTTATCCAGCGCCAGGCGGCCGCACTTCGGTGTGCGGCAGCGATGGTTCGGCCGGCAGCCAGGGCAGGGGTCGTCAGGTGGTGCGCCAGCCGCGACTTGCAGTTGTTCATTCGTGACTGATGTGTTGTCTGCCATAGCTGGCGGGTTGATGCGAACAGGTGGATGCGGTTGATTCCACCACAGCACCTTGCCACCCTCGGTGATAGCACCGTGGCGCGTCACGCCGTCTTCGCCAGGCATCGAAAAGCACACTCCGTTGATCTGCCAACCGGCGTTCTGAAGGTCATCGAGCTTGCGCTTGGCGACCCCTTGAAATTCGAGACAGACTGTGGTCATGTCAGCTCCTTAAAGAAGAACCGAAACTTCTTGCCGCACTTGGGACATTGCTCGACCGTCTCGTTGCTTGTGACTTGCTCCAACCGCTCGGTCTTCGTGTCGTCATAGGGGCACAGAGCCTCCATCTGAGGGCTGATGTCGAACATTGGCAAGAACGGCTGCTTCTCGCGCCTGGGGAACGTGTTCTGCCAGGCGGTAGTGAACTGATCGACAGGCACCACGAATGGACGTGGTGCGCTGCCCTTGCCGCCGCTCATGTCTCGTCTTTCGGCAGTTGGGCTGCCAGGGCTTCGAGCTGCTCGGGGGTGAGCTTGCTCAGACGCTTCAGAATGGCGGTCTTGCCGGTGCGACCAGCTACCTTGGCCTCACGACGAGCCTTGAACGCTTCTTCCAGCTTGCCCATGTCGGCGCTGTCCATGAGCGTCTCAACGACCGCACCTTGAGAAATCTTGTAGGTCTTGGCGATCTTGGCGAGCTTCTCCTGCACGGTCTGCTCGACCACGATGGCGTAACGCTTGCCCTTCTCTTCGGCAACGTGGGTTTCCGTAGTCATGTGTTTCTCCGTTGAAAAATGATTGTGTTTGCTAAGTATACAACAGCAAACCTTATACAAGCAAAACGATGGGCAAAAAAATAGCCCCGTAGATGGGGCTAGAGGTTAGGAGGTAAAAACTGATTATACCGTCGATTCGCTTATTTCTCTTCGTGGTGAACAAATCCGATGGGATTTCCCTGTTCTTCTTCGTCCTGATCGGCAAGCATAAGACCAAACGGCATTTCCTTGAGGAACATCAGGGCAAATAGCGCGAGGGGATTACTTGTCAGAATGATGGTCAGAACGATAGCGCCGATGATTGCGAGGTTGATGAGGAGTGCGTGGAGCATAGCCTGCCTTTCTAGTTATGTCATGACTGAGTGACATTCTAGGACAGTCAGGCAAGATTGCAAGACTTAGGCGGTAGCGGCGCTGAAGATTCCGTAGTCGAAGTCAGCCTCATCCGGAAGCACGTTCTCCCCGAAACCCTCGGTATCGGTGACGATCTGGCGGCGCTGCTGCGCGTGAGACTTCAGGTAGGTGTTGAAGTCGTCTTGGAAGTCGAGAATGAACGCGCAGTTCGGCCCTTTCTTCTTGGCTCGAAGACCGCGACCGATGCGCTGGCGCAGCGCAACCTCGGCCTTACCACCGCCACCCAGAATCACCATGCCGACTGCGGGAACGTCTACACCAACGTCCAGAATGGTCGAACCGATCAGAACGTCAATTGCACCAGTGGCGAGCTGTGAGAGTGCTTGCTTGCGCTCCGCTTGGTCATTGTCACCGTCGATGAACCGCGCACGTACACCTGCTTCGAGGAGCATGTCGCGCAGAAGGTGTCCATGCGCTTTCTGCTGGATCAGAATCATGGTCGAGAGCTTGTGGCGAGCTGCTCGGGTCGCTTCGGCAATCATGATTGCGTTGCGCTCGACGTTCTGGACGATACCCAGACGGTAGGCAGCCTGCCAGGGCGTGCCGCGCAGCAGATGCTGAGGCTTTTGCTTGAGCTTGGCGTACTTGAAGATCGGACGAGCAAGAATGCCTCGGTCGATGAGCATCTTCTCGGTCACTTTGATGCCGATTGAGCCAAACGCAGCCATCAGACGCATGTTGGACTCTTCGTTGTCCTTCATGAATGGCGTGGCGGTCAGCGCCAGGCGGTAATGAGCATTCTTGCAGTGGCGAAGAATCTCGTAGTAGCTGTTGCCGGATGCCTCGTGCGCTTCCTCACCGATCACGAACTCGAATTTGCCCAGAAGGTCGATGGTTTGCTGACGGATCGCAGCCTGCTTGTTCTGCTGCTCGATGGTGTCGTCGGGGTTGGGTTCCTGAAGACGTGAAACGAGCGTCTGAACCATGCCAACCGACATTTTCTTGATGTACTGGCGTCCGTCCGCACCCGTGAAGCCGAATTGACCGTCGCCCAGTACCGAGCAGGGGATGCCGAGATCGTTCTCGAACGTGTCCTTCATTTGGTACATCAGAATGCCGCGAGTGGTCAAAAACAGAGTAGGGCGGTTGATTCGCATGAACGCCAGGCGCGCAATGCGTGACTTGCCACCGCCTGTGGCGACCTGAGCAATCATGGAGCCGTGCTTGCACAGCCGGTTCACCACTTCCATCTGATAGTCGTAGCGCGGGTCTTCGGGGAATGCGTCAACCTTGGGGTTCTCGGGGCCTGTTGGCAGCGGCAAAGGCTTGCGAACGCGATTGACCTTGTAGCCCTCTCGCGTGAGCTGCGCCGCCACGTAGTTGACGAAGCCAGCAGGGAAGGTGCCGGTGCGGAAGTCAAAGAAGGACGACCGACCGTCCCAGTTGCCTGTTTTGAACGCCCCAGTATGTTCCGCACCCTCGACTCGGTAAGAAACATACTTCTGGACGGCCAATTTTGCTTGACGTGTCGGCTCATGCAGCTTGGCTGTCGTGGCGTTGTAGGCAATCGTTACGATTTCAGTCATCAAATTCCTTTTGTGTAAGGCTTGCAAAGTCTTTGTATAAGGATTATAGTTCAGTCAGCAATGACTAACAAATCCATTAGGCCCGTCCGTGAGTAATTCCAAAAACATCAAGGTGGAGATGATTGACCCAGGGCGGCTTTCGCCAAACCCCTGGAACACCAACATCGTTTCACCCGAAAACATGGCGAAGCTCGATGCCAGCATCGAACGACTTGGCCTGTTCAAACCAATCGTCGTCCGAGAACTCAAAGACGGCTCTCTCGAAATCCTCGGTGGCGAACACCGATGGGAGTCGGCAAAGCGCCTGGGCCACCAGAGTGTGCCTATCGTCAACCTCGGTAGCGTCACAGACAAGCGAGCCAAAGAGATTGGCCTTGTCGATAACGGTCGCTACGGGGCCGACGACACGCTTCAGCTTGCAGGCTTGCTCGATGACCTTGGTCTGAGTCCAGAGGAGCTGTCGAGCTTCATGCCTTATTCCGAGAGCGACTTCGCGTCGATCTTCTCAAGCGTGAATATAGAGCTGGATGACCTTGACCTCGATGACGGGGATAGCGAACCCCAACTGCCGGCAACCAAACCCACCCAGACGCATCAAATTATGCGTTTCAAAGTCCCAGTCGAGGACGCAGGAGCCATCTCCGAGCTGATCGAGAAAACCATGAAGGAGCAACGCTTTGTCGATGAAGATTCACTTTCTAATGCCGGCAATGCCCTTGTTTTCCTCATCGGAGCCACAGGAAAGTGAGTCGGATGTGACCAAGTGTGCCTACCGCTACCCAGAGTGCGAAACGTGCGTCAACCACGTCTACGACCCCGATATGTGTGATGAGTGCGAAGACGCCGACTGCTATGAGGAAGGCGACACGGAAGAGGACTTCTTCGACCGCCCAGAGGACATGACTATTCAAGAATTTAAGGACTTCCTCAACGGAAGCTCCTGAAGCGAGGAGATGTAATGAGCAAGACAACCCTGCCAGGCCAAATCACGGTCTGGGACATTGAGAAAATCAAACCCTATGACCTGAACGTCAAGAACCACGACGCCAGCCAAGTCGAACGCATCGCCAAGTCGATTCAAGAGTTTGGTTGGGACCAGCCTATCGTCGTTGACAAGGACGGCGTGATCATCAAGGGTCATGGTCGCCGCCTGGCTTCTATCAAGCTCGGTCTGAAGCAAGTGCCGGTCTGGGTGCGTGACGATCTCACCCCAGAGCAGGTTCGCGCCTCGCGCCTGGCAGACAATCGCGTTGCGATCTCTGACATCGACAGCGCCATGCTCCAGAAAGAGCTGGAATCGCTCAATTTCGACCTCGAAGGCATCTTCGACAAAAAGGAGCTGAACTTCCTCGAAGCGGACCTCGGCTCTGTTAATACCGACGCCTTCGTTGACGACATCGAGGTGGAGGTGGCTCGCCAGGCTGAGGACAGCACACGCACGGTCGAGAAGGTCGATTCCCGTGATGTGAAGATCGACAAGGCACTGGGCTTCAAGAGCATCCAGGGCAAAGACGAACGTCACGTCGCTGCGTTCATGGCGCAGGTTGAGAGTGAGACAGGCAAGGAGGGCGCTGAGGCGTTCGTTACCTTTGTCAAAACGCTGTTGGAGGGCTAAGTCATGAGTGAGGTATATCTCGGCTTGCCCCGCAAAGTGAAGATCGGTCAGTACACCTTCCGCATCTTCATCACCACCCCCGACAAGCACGAAATTCTTGAAGGCTGTGACGGCATCACGGACTTCGAGACGTTCCGCATCTATCTCCACGAAACGCTTGCGCGACAGCGCGCCATCAACGTGGTGCAGCACGAGATCACCCACGCGATCAACTGGGTCTATGGGATTGACGACGGCGCTCAGGAAGAGGCCATCACCACCCAACACACCAACGGACTCATCGAAATGTGGATTAGCAATCCGAAAGTATTCAACTGGTTCGCCAAGACATTGCGCTCGATGAAGCGCGAGGCGAAGAAAGACGACGAATGAGTTCCTACACCCTCGACAAACGCTTCACTTCCGCAGTGGAGCGCACCGACCGAGTTCTGGAGATCGCTGAGGCGTTCGGTCTGGGCTTGGACGATAAAGAGTTCGTGATCTTCGACCAGCAAGAAATCGTGGTGGAGCAAGGCGATGTGGTCTACATCACCGGCCAATCCGGTTCAGGCAAATCGCTGGCTCTGCGCGAGCTGAAGAAGCAGATGTCCGAAAAACATATACAAGTTTCGGACATTGATGAGGTTCCGCTCGACAACACGAAGCCACTGATCGACCAGATCGGCAAGAACACGACGGAGGCGCTGACGCTGCTTTCCATCGCCGGCTTGAACGACGCCTACCTGTTCGTTCGCAAGCCAAACGAGTTGTCTGACGGTCAACGCTACCGCTTCCGTCTTGCCAAGATCATCGAGTCTGGCGCGAAGGTATGGGTCGCTGACGAGTTCCTCGCAGTGCTGGATCGCGTCACTGCCAAGGTGATCGCGTTCAACCTGCAAAAGATCGCCCGCAAGATGGGCGCAACCCTCATGGTTGCCACAACTCACACCGACATGGTGGAAGACCTGGCGCCGAACCTCTACATCGAAAAACGCTATCGGGAAAAGATCAAGATCGTTCGCTCTCCTGATGGATACAAGGAGAAAGAATGACCGACCAAGAAACCTTCGAACAAGCAATTCTCAAGTCTTGGGCTGAGGAGAGCGGCGCCAAGTCGTTCGTGCTGTTCAGCTCGCCGACATGCGGCCCTTGCAAGGGCGTCAAGCTGACCCTGGAGAAGCTCGAAGCTGAACTCGGCGTGCAAGTGTCCTATGTGAACGTGTTCCACGCTCAGGCGGCTGCGCAATCCAATGGCATCCGTGCTGTTCCGACCCTCATCAAGTTCGAAAAGAGTGTGGCAACTGCTCGGATCGTCGGTGCGGAGTCTGAAACAAAGATGCGCGAGTTCCTGAATGCCTGACATGAGCGTTGCCGACTTCCTGCTGGTCTTCCTCGGTAACTTCACCGTGGTGTTCCTGCTTGGCATCCAGTCGCGCAATGTGCAGCACGGCCGTTACCTTGCGGCCGTCCTGACATCGGCCGGCATCAACATCTCCAACTTCATCTTCGTCAAGTACGCCAGCAACGGCGCACTGGCGGTTCTTGGCGTCTCGACGCTTGGTGGCTGCATGGGCATTGCCACCGCAATCTGGTTCTACAAACACATCATCGAAAGGAAGAGCAATGGCAACTAAGAAGCCTCTTGGCCCCAACCCGAAGGAAGTGACTGAGAAGGTCAGCAAGACCAACGGCCACACCGACATCTCCAAGAAAGCCGATCTGCGTGACTCTGGCAAGACGCCAGCAACGAAGAAGGCCAAGAAGTAATGAGCGGCTCTGGCTGGATCGGTGTCGATCTCGACGGCACCCTGGCGCGCTACGACGGCTGGAAGAGCGAAACGCACATCGGAGAGCCGGTGCGTGAAATGGTTTCGCACGTCCAACAATGGCTGTCTGAGGGGCGCACGGTCAAGGTCTTCACGGCTCGCGTGTACGAAGGCGCTCGCAATCTTGATGGATCGCTGCGCGACATCTCTCACGTTCGCAAGGCCATCGAAGATTGGTGCGAGCAGCACATCGGACAGCGCATGGAGGTCACGAACGTCAAAGACTACGGAATGATTGCCCTGTACGACGACCGCGCCTTTCACGTCCGTCCCAACACCGGAGAGATCGTGCATGGTTGAAACCAACAACGCCGACATTCTGATCGAGCGCCGGCAGCCGCCGGCTAACCATGCTCTGTCGCTGCTGGACGAGTGCTACGTCGAGCGTGGCGACATTGACGATTGGAACCTGCTGCACGAGCTGCATTACAAAGCAGAGAGCCTGGGCATCGGCCCTCGCATCTACCGCTGTGTGCTGCGCGGACAGACCATCGGCGTTGGCGTCATGACAGTGCCCAAAATTCTGCTTTCCGGCCGCAATGAGGTTTTCGAACACCTCAAGCCCAACACGGGAGGCATGGACAGCCGACTGATTAACCGTCATCGAGCAATGTGGATCAACGATCACGCCTGCACGAACAGTCGGCTGGTCTTGGACACCATGTATCGCGGTGCCGGCATTGCCTACCGCATGCAGAACCTCATGATGCGAATGACAGGCTGCCAAGTCGTTGAGTTCCAGTCATCCATGTCCAAGTTCAACCCCTTCGCGGGCAAGGCAGGTATTCGGTTCACCAAACCGCGCCGCTCTGCCAAGTTCGAGAAGGGTGTCGAGTTCTTCCGTCGCTGGTTCGAATCGAACCCTTCGGATTACGTCGGCATCATGAAAGAGATTGAGGACATGCCCAAGGCGGTGCGCGAGAAGTGCGTCGCCGAAATGCGAAAGTTCTACTACGCATCGTCCGCGCTGGAAAAGACAGGCAACGCCCGTATGCGCGGCGTTGAACGGTCGGAGACGATGGAGGTTGGACACCTTCTGAAATCGCTCCAGCAGTTGACGTTGGCTAGTCCGCTGTACGGGGTTTATCTGAACCCCGATGCAAGCCCTGAAAAAGCCAAGTCGATGCTCCCACCTCGACTGCCCCTGTTGGCATTCGATTATCAGCCTACGGACGCGCCGCTCGACCTGTCGAAGCTGCCGCAACAGTACCGCTGACACGCAAAGGTTGAAGCCATGCACCTTACATACAAACAAATTGAACTTCTGAAGGTGGTGAACGCCGGCAACCCCGACGGCACCCCAACCGATCTGGACGAACTGATCGAGCGCGTTTCGTACAAGCCGACCAAGCAGTCCATCCAATTCTCCATCCGAGCTTTGATTGCTCACGGCTTGATTGAGAAGGGAACCACTGAGAAACGACGGGGCCGAATGCGGGCGATCATCAAGATCACACCTGCCGGCGCCACCATGATGGGCGAAACAACTTCATCGGGGCCGAGCTTCGTCACCAGCGTGGAAGAAGATGAGACTTTTCAAGAGCTTGAAGAGTTTCTGGAGCCGTGACGTTGCTTTCGGGACCGTCACGGGGAAAACGACTCCCACGTTAATATAGATAGATAAATAAAGAATGAATCAATGTAATGATGTAAATGTCGCGGGACAAAAATTCCCCCAGAACGGGGAAGACCTCGACACGCGCATCGCTCGGCTCCTGGGGCTGCGGGCGGAAGTGCAGGACGAGATCATGAAGGTCTGGCCCTGGGACGTGGCGCCTGACGAGTCCAATTGGTCTGTCGGTACTCGATATACCAAGGAACCAGCAAAGACGGCTGAACTGCTCGCAGAACGCGGCATTCAGCACTTCATTCGCAACAAGGGTCCGGTGGTCTTCTGCGTCTTCGGCGCAGGAGGGTGGCTGGACGAGACTCCGCTATTCGAGAACGAAGATGACGCGCTCGCCGCAGCTCTTTGGATGGTTCTCGTAAATAAGTCACGAATGACTTGAATATGCGAAGTCTTTCCACTACACTTGGCGCCAATCGAGCTTTCTCCTCGGGGCGTCTTCTCCAACGCCCTTTTTTTTCGACCGCGAAAGGCTCGAAATGACAGAAGAAGTAATCAAAAAGAAAAAGCCGAAGCCTCGTAAGAACTCGCCCCGCATGTCTGCTCGCAAGTGGGCGGAAGCCGAAGCTCTGTGGGAGGCCGGCGAGATCACAGTTAATGAATTGGCGACCAAGTTCGGTTTGAGTCGCCAGGCGTTTCAACGCCACTTCAAAGCCCACGGTGTCGTGTTCGGCTCTAAGAAGGTCGAGCTGAAGAAAGCCGTTTCTGAAGGCGTGACGAAAGCAGTTCAAGAGGACGCACAAATCCTCGCAGCTCGCATTAAAGAGACGAAGGAAGAGCATTACAAGATGGCTTCCGGTCTGGCGAAGCTGACTTGGGCGGAGATTCTCAAAGCGAAGCAAGACAGCGTGCCTGTGGGCACCGCGATCATGAACCTGAAGGCGCTGGACACAGCGGCATCGGTTCTGAAGAAGACACGCGAGGAGCGTTACGCAGTCCTGGGTCTGGACAAAGACGCAGTGGACGAAAACGACGTGCCGGAACTGGTGATCTCGGAACTGACCGCAGATCAGATCGAGGCATTGCGCAACCGCAGCTTCCAAGAGATTGACGAGATCGACGTTGAAGTCGATGAAGACACCAGCAACAGCCTGGCCGACCCAGATGAGGACGGCGAAGACGATGTTGTCGAGGAGAAGTAATGGCTCGACAGCGCGTCAATCTCTCACTTCACACCAAGCAGATGGAGGTCTTTCGCTCCACCTGCCGCTATCGCGTCGTTGTCGCGGGGCGTCGTTGGGGTAAGACCGCGCTGTCTCGCGTTCTGATCATCAAGAAGGCACAGAAAGCCAAGCAAAAAATCTGGTACGTGGCACCCACGTACAAGATGGCAAAGCAAATTATGTGGGTTGACCTGATGGATGCGATTCCGCGCAAGTGGATTCGCAAGGTCAACGAAACCAGCCTGACGATCACGCTGATCAACGGCACTCGCATCGAGCTGAAGGGCGCCGACAAGCCGGACTCGCTTCGTGGCGTGGGTATCCACTTCCTTGTGCTGGACGAGTTTCAGGACATGGCGGAAGAGGTCTGGACGCTGGTTCTGCGACCCACTCTTGCTGACACAGGCGGCCATGCGATCTTCATCGGCACCCCAAAGGCGTACAACTACCTCTACGAGCTTTACAAGAAGGGCCAGAACAAGCGCCTGACGGCGACAAAGCAGTGGGAGAGCTGGCAGTTCCCCACGATCACTTCGCCGTTCATCCCGCTCGATGAGATTGAGGCGGCTCGGTCCGACATGGACGAGAAGAGCTTCCGACAAGAATTCGAAGCCAGCTTCGAAACCATGTCTGGGCGCGTCTACTACCCGTTCGACCGCAAGACCCACATCGGCAAGTACGAGTTCAATCCAAAGCTGCCCATCTGGGTGGGTATGGACTTCAACATCGACCCGATGTCCACGGTGATCTACCAACCGCAGCCCAGTGGCGAGCTGTGGGCGGTGGATGAGATTGTGCTATTCGGCTCAAACACGGAAGAGGTCTGCGAGGAGCTGGAGAAGCGGTACTGGCGCCACCAGGCGCAGATCACCGTCTACCCTGACCCTGCCGGCGGACAGCGCCAGCACGCTCGTGGTGAAACCGACATGGACATTCTTCGAGAGAAGGGGTTCAAACGCATCAAGTACCGTCGCAAGCACCCGATGGTGGCTGATCGCGTCAACGCAGTGAATCGAATGCTGCGCGATGCCAACGGCAAAGTGCGCTTGAAGATTGACGAAAAGTGCAAGCACTTCATCAACGCGATGGAACAAACCATCTACAAGAAGGGAACCCGAGAGGTCGATAAATCGGCCGGCGTGGAACACTCGGCTGACGCGGGTGGCTACTGCATCGAGCTGGAATTCCCAGTCCGCAAGATCGAGGTTGGTGGCATCTCGATTTAATCCTTGACATCAGTCACCAGTGACGTATAAGATAGGCGCCCAAATGAGCAACTTCCAACTTAAACCCAACGAGAGCATGTCGGTTGACCCGAAGAGTCCGCTTGCAGGCGCAGGCACGGCTCCGACCACTGACGAGCAAAAGAAGCTGAAGGCTCTGATCGAACGCCGCCACCCCGAATATGTGGAGAACGTCGATCACTGGGAGTTTCTGGAAGAAACCTACGAAGGTGGGCGCGAGTGGTTCAAGGAGAACATCTTCCGCTACATCAAGGAAGGTGACACTGAGTTTGCCGACCGCCTGGCTCGCGCATATCGCTTCAACCACAGCCGCGAGGTTGTGGACCTTCTGAACAAGTACCTGTTCAAACAAAACATCCAGCGCAACGACGCCGATGCACCCGAGTCGGTGAAACGCTTTTGGAAACGCGCAACGCTCAACGGGTTGGGCATCAAAGACCTGGCACGCCAAATCTCGAAGAAGGCTTCGATCTCTGGTCGCGTCGGCATTGTGATCGACAACACAACCCAAGGTCAGTTGGTCGTGTCGAAGGCGGATGAGAAGAAGTCCGGCGTTCGCACTTACGCCTACATCGTCGGCCCAGAACAGCTTCTGGACTACGCCTTCGATGACACTGGCGACCTGACATGGGCGCTGATTCAAGAGTGTGTCCGTGACGACGCTGACCCACTCACATCGTCTGGTGAAGAGGAAGAACGCTTCCGTCTGTGGACGAAGAACGAATGGAAGCTGTACCAAGAGGTGAAAGAGGGCCGCAAAAAGGTCATCAAGCTCATCGACAGCGGCGAGCATAACCTCGGCATGGTTCCGGTCGTCCTGGCGGACAACATCATCTCCGACGAGGAGTACTGCGCTCCATCGCTGATCGGCGACATCGCCTATCTCGACCGCGCAGTGGCAAACTACCTGTCGAACTTGGATGCAATCATCCAAGACCAAACCTTCTCGCAACTGGCAATGCCGGCTCAGAACGTGCTGCCAGGCGAGGACAACTACACCAAACTCACAGAGATGGGCACGAAGCGCATCTTCCTCTATGACGGGGAAGGTGGCGCAGCGCCGTTCTATCTTTCGCCTGACCCAAAGCAGGCACGAATGATCATCGAGACGGTCAACAAGATCATCTCGGAGATTTACCACACGGTCGGCCTGGCTGGTGAACGCACCAAGCAGGACAACGCGATGGGTATCGACAACTCCAGTGGCGTTGCTAAAGCCTTCGACTTCGAGCGAGTGAATGCTCTG